TGCTAATTGCGCAACAGCAGAACAGTTAAAACCATATTTGCCGGGGGAAAGCGCATAAACACTACTATCGCAACGGTTTTGAGTTCATAAAATTATCAAATACAAATTACTTACGCTTATACTGGCTGTAATTAAGGTGCTTTTAGGATATGAATGTAAAAAATACTTGCAAATTACTTACAAATTATAAAAGGTCAATAGCTTTTTTGAGTTGGCGCAAATCTTTATGTGTGTACGTTCCGTCGGTTATGTCTTGTATAGCGTGTCCGAGAATTTTTTTGATAGACAATTTATTTGCGCCTTTGTTGTCTAACCATGTTGCGCATGTATGGCGACATTCATGTGGTTTGTGCTTGCAGTGGGTAATTTTCATGATTTTATCAAAAATCCGCAAAAATTTATGATAAGTTAATTGGTTACCATCAATATCAGTAACCAATGTTTTACCGGGACGTTTTAACCAATAATCGTAATAATGAATCACTTTGCGGTTGATCGGGACTAAACGATTGCGTCCGGCAGCGGTTTTACTTTCTCGGATCTTATAAAAACGAGAATGCAATTTGACATCGTTTTTTTCAATAGATAAAAATTCGCTAGGACGTGCGCCACTATAGCACATCATAATTATAGCCATTGCGTAAGGTGATAGAGGTTCATTGCTATCTGCAAAAGCTTTTACCCTATTAAGTTGGCGTGTATTAAAAGGTTGTTTTGTTTTGTTCCTTTTGGGTAAATCAATATCAACAAACCTTGATATATCAGCAGTGGGCGGTATTATTTGATACTTTACCGCATAGGTATAAATGTTGTGATATAATTGCCTGACTTTTTTTTGGGTCGCGTGACCAATACCAGCTGCAGAAAGGTTCTTAATAATTGTCTGTAATTCAATAACTTTAATGCTGGCAAGGGGACGCGTGTGCAATGCCTTACAATAACCAAAACTAACATCATAATTTTTAGCTGTAGTAGCAGTGATTTTTGTTTTTCGTTCAGCAATTTCAAGTTTATAAATTTCTGAAAAAGTTATCTGTGACGGCAAGTAGATTGAGGGATCTTTGTTACATTCTGCTAAAAAAATCAATGATTCATTATATGTAGCAAAATAACCGATGTATTTGGATTTACCGTTGATAGTTTTCAAGACAGCATAAGGACGTCGGCGATTGCCGGGTAAAAAAATAATACTACCAAAACCGTTTGGTAGTTTCATGCGTTTGCGTTTTTTCATAGTATAATCACACTCCTTAATGTGATTATATAAAATTTTAGTAAGAAGGAAGGTTATTAAATGCAAGAATTTTTTATCAGACTTTGGGGAAGGGTTATCAATTTTGACATTTTAGCGGCTGGGGCTGCAATTTCTTTAACCGGAACAACGTTATTCGGTGAACAGTTTTGGGCTATGGTGTTTTTAGCTTATGGGCTAATTGCTTTTGATACGTTGACACGATGGCTGTATATTTGCAAAAAGTTTATCGTTGATTCAAGACGCGTAGATGAAATAATCAATGTAAAGT